AGTTCAAACTTAAAGCCCTCAGAATTTTCTACTTCAACGATAGTATACTGAGTATTAGTATCAATATCGGAAATATCTTCAACAAATTCCTTCAAGTTCAGGATTTCATTAGCATCATAAGAAGGCTTCTGTGCTGCCTTAGCCCAATCATAAACGTCAGCAGCTAGAGCGCTTACGAACTTTAAATCATTATAGTGTGCAGAGCCATCGCCAACCTTCATAACAACGTTAGGCAGATCCTGCATCTCTCTAGAATCCTTAGTAGGAACAGAAGTGCCAGAAGGAATAGTAGCAATAGCAACTTCGCCAGCTAACAGAACAGGGTTATTAGCAGTCCAGTTTGCATAACTATCATACTTTAGCATAATACGAGTCTGTAGCTCATTAGATTTTGTATAAGCCATTATATTTCTACCTCACATAAAAAATTATAGACTAGCATTACCACAAGTTAAATGAATTTCTTCACCTGGGGTTTGCACTAGTTTATTAACGTTTACTTCTCTAATAGTCAAAGCTTGCTCTTCATTAAAGCTAATTTCTTTAGAGAGTTTTACTAAACCGGGAATACTACCGGTTGCTAGCGGCAATTGAACTGTTTTATTAATAACAGCCAAGCATTTTCCGCTATTAGCTAAACAGATTTGCTCAATAACATTTTCTTGAGCTGCTGGATCCATATTAGCTAGCTTGTCTTTCTCCTCTGGACTCATTAAAGTCCAAGGAATTTTTTCTCCATCAACTTCGCTGTAAATCATATCAACTTTTTGATTTACAACTTCTGCCAATGACTCAATTTTGGAATCTAATTCTGCTGCATCAAGTTTAGTCCAAATTAACTGGCCACCTTGACCTTTTATTGGAGTCATACCAATCTCAGCATCCTAGAAACCAAGCATGGTTAGTTTGTTTTCGGCATCGAAAGCCAGAACATTTTCGTCGATAGCACTGACTAGCGCGCCAGCACTTTCTCCAAAATAAGGAAGGTCGGCCCAGGCTGTAGCACCATCGCCAACTTTCATTTTAGCCTGGCCAGATTCGGGGAATTCAAATCCAACCTCGCCCCTTAGTAGGACGGCTGAACTATTGGCAAGCCAATTAGCCGTGGAGTCATTGCGCAAAGTAATTCTGGTAATCAGAGCCACTTGCAAACACCTCCATTAATATGGGCCAAAAGCATTGCCGCCATCGATATAATCAATGGTTTCATTATTAGCGTCAGCTGGTCCTATGATAACGTAAACTGCTTCTGCATCATCCCAACAATAAAGTAGATCCTCATCATTAGCCTTATACAGATAATTTACATTACCAACTGAAGGGAAGTCATTGTGTGAAGCATAACTAACAATGTTTTGCTCACCAATGTAGGGCAGATCTTTCCAGTTGCTGGTGCCGTCACCAATTTTTACTTTATGAGTATCCAACTCATAACCAGGTTCACCCGCTGCTAGTATTGGATTGTTTTTAGTCCAAACAGCGCTCGCACCTCTACGTAGCTAATAAGTAATCTTAACTACTTCAGCCATTAGACTTCTTCACCTCCATCATATATAACGTGCTTGACGTTCTCAAAAATAGATTCTGGTCTTGCTCGCTTGATAATTTTAAACTATCTACGACCTATGACCTAAGTACTTCCCTTAGAGCCCGTGCAAGCAACTGCCATAATGGGAAGGCTTTCTTGTAAAAGATAGTCTGGAATTTTGGCTTTATTATCTTCCAATGGAATTTCAGGTCCTTTATCATTTTCATTGTTATAAAATTGAATGAAAGTAATTTGAGAATCTGAACTATCTAAAGAAACATTTACATATCTCTCTGTTTCCCATTGAAAAAGTTCTTTTTCAATCCATAATTTCATTCCTACCTCTCTTTATGTTTCCATACCACCATCATAAAAAACGTCGACAACTCCATCTTGATTTCTATCTCCGCCAGAGAAAGACTCGTTGCCGCCGTCGTAAGCAATTACTTTTTGATTATCTGGATTGTTAGGACAATCTGGATGATCACAACTGCTATTGGTACGAATTAATTCTTCCAACATTGCAATTAGAATTGCTTTATTTGTATTATGTGGCGTATGCAGAACATAATGCACAATTCTTTCTATTGTCATTTTATTCCCTCCTGCCATTACGCTAAATAAAAGTAGAGAGATTGAAATAAGGTTCTACTTTTTTGTGGTGATAAAATGAGTAAATATGAAGATAGTATTATTTCTGTTTTGAAAAAAGATAAAATTAGATTTTATAGAGAGAAAACTTTCTCAGATTTAAAACATGGGCTATTTCGTTTTGATTTTTATATTTTTGATTTACATGGTGCGCCGGCTATAATCGAAGTTGATGGTGAATAGCATTTCAAGCCAGTCTACGGGCGCCAAGCCTTTTTGAAAGGACAAGAGCATGATAGACGAAAAAACTCCTATTGTTTGGCAAATTAGATTCCTCTTTACAGAATACCATATTGGGAAATTAAAAATATAAAATCCTCTTCTGATATTTTTATTGATAAATTTTTGGTTAAGAACCGTTGGCACAATGACCATTTATGCACTCCGCACTAATTTAATGCAGTGAATGCCGTACAATACGACTTATAAACATTGGAGGTGCTGTGAAATGTTTTTTGGTTTAACCATCGGAGAAATAGTTGACTATATTATCCTTGGCGGAGCTTTAGTTGGTGCGATTTATAAAATTTATGAATTTTTTGCCAAACCTACTTCTAAAATTAAGTAGCGCGCAATCAATAAAGAAAGAGAAAGAATCGGCGCCGTACTAGATGAAAAGCTGCCAGCGATTTTATATCAGCATGATTTAGAAACTCGTGACAAATATAGGAACGATAGATAGAATTATCTGAATGAAATTAAAGAAGAAGTGATAAAGGAAATTGGTGATGATCTTAAATCTAATTCCGATACAATAGACGCTTTAGTTATCAGTGCAAGAGATGTTCTACGTGAAAAAATTATGGCAATCTACCATAAGAATAAGTACAATCGTACTCTGACTGAATATGAACGAGAAGCGCTAAATCAATACTATGTTGACTATAAAGCTCTAAAAGGAAATAGTTATATAGATAAGCGCTATAGCAGAATGGATAAATGGCGTGTTATCTATGATGATGACCCTTATGATGATGATGAAGAATAAAAAATGCTCCCGTAGGGAAATCCTACGGGAGTTTTCTTATATAGTTAGAAGTTTTTCCATGGTTTGAGAACCAACAACGCCGTCTGCATCAATCTTAGTTTTCTTTTGAAAATCAATTACAGCATTGTAAGTAAGAGTATCGAATTCGCCACTGGTTTCAACTTTATAACCGCGAATTTTCAATAGTTCTTGTAGAATTTGAACATCTCTACCTCTATCACCTTTTTGTAAATATAATAGCTTTACAGTATATTTACTAGATGATTTATGATAAATGCTTGGTTTTATAGGCTATGGAGTTGGAGTGGGTGTTGCGGGAGTGCTAGGCGTAGGAGTTACAGGGGTGCCACCAAAAGTAGTACGTGGTTGTTCACTTTGACCATACCAGAAAGATTTTGTAGTTCTAGTGTCAATATGAGTGAAATAACCGTCTTTTGAAGTTTCATATAAACCGATGCCCAAAATACCAATTGATTCGGCATACTTGGCAACTTCTCTAGAAGAAACACCTTGAACAACAATATCAGCTGCTCTACCCTGCATATGATAAGACTTTGTTGCGCCGCCTACTCTTCTATTGTGAACTTCACATCTATAAGGAGAAGTGATAGTCACTGGTTTGCCAAAGTGGTCTCTGATTTGCTGAACGTATTCAACTAATTTTTCATCAATGATAGTAGTAGAACAACATCCTCTACCATGGCAATCAAACTCTTTATATTGGAAGTTCTTAGCAATTTTATCAGAACGTCCTTTTTCAAATTCAATCATTGAGTATTCCTCCTTAAATTTTGCAGTTGTATTTGCATATTTATTATAATAAACCATACCCATTTCCGCGCGCTTAGATTTATGAGAGGCCGCATTTAAAGGTCTTTCGAAATTCATTAAAACAATATCTGATGCCTATTGAACAGAAGTAGCAGTTTTTAAAATATTATATACAGAATTAGTATATTGTTCTTTTAATTCTTTACATAAAAATCCTAACTACATTTCTAAATCACCAATAGATTTATTTTTTGATTTTGCGTAATTTAATAAATTCTATTTACGACTCCAATAAGTCCATTGCGCCAAACCATATCCGGCTTCATCACGCACGAAATTAGTATATGTTCCATTATCTACCTTTTGGGTGTATTGAACATCACTTAATCCAAATTTACGACTATAAGTGTCTTGAAGATTATTTGAATGCAATCCAGATTCAGCATCTAAATTACCCATTAAACCAGCAACACCAAAATCGTTAAATCCTTCGGCTTTTAGGAAATCCCAAATTCTTTTTTCCATCTAATCACCTCTGAATAAAAGTCGCAATTCATATATAATAATTAAAAAAATTTGATTTTTATTCTTTTTTATAATATAATATTTATATAATAAAATAGGAGACGTATAATTTAAATGTAGATTTTATTAACAATTGTTCTTTTAATTTATGTATTTTCTATTATATATTATTATAAAAATAGAAAGAAACTATTTGAAAAATATATTAAAAGAAAAAAACATGAAATAGAAGAACAGATTTCGCAACGCACTATCTATCGAGACAGTCTTGAATATGTGATTGAGTCTCGAGAAAAGAATCTTAGAGTACTTGAAGATTGCTTAAGACAAGGTTAGCATCAAAAAGAAGTATTATTCAAAGAGTTAGAAGAATATGAGAAACAACAAATAGAAACTATAAATCACCATGTTGAGATTATCAAAGAAACAAAAACAAACGAAGCTTTAAATCAACTAGAGAAAGCGCGCAAGCAGGCAGAAGCAGAGTTTGAATATTTAAAGAAAGAGAGGCAAAACGAAATTGACGCCCTATCCGCTTAGATTCAATCCTTCCAAGCCAAACAAGATGCTATAAACCAAGAAATACTTAGACGGCGCGAACTGGAAGAAAAAGCAGATTTCTATCGAGTTTGCTTATCTGATGAAGCAATCATTGATATAACTGAATTGCAGATAGTAAGACAAAAGTTGAAAAAACCAGAAATTCTTGATAAAATAATTTATGATACTTATATAGCAAAGCCAGTTCTTGAGATGATAAAAAGAGTTTTATAGAACTCTACTTGTTCAGGCATCTATAAAATTACTTGTCAAGAAACAAAAGAAATTTATATTGGCAAATCAACTGATATAAAAAATAGATGGCAATAGCACTGCAAAACCGCATTTAATTGCGGTACTATTGCTTCTTCTTTGCTACATAGAAAAATGCAACAATATGGTATCGAAAATTTTACTTTTGAATTATTAGAAGTTGTACCAAAAGATAAATTAAGTGAACGAGAAAAATTTTATATAGACTTTTATAAAACTAAGGAGACTGGATTAAATGAACGAAATGGTTGAATTAACTGAACAGCAACGCGCAATCGTTGAAGCAACTGAACCTAGAATTGTTGTTGTTGCTACGGCTGCTGCAGGTAAAACAAGATGTATTACAGAACGAGTAAGATGGCTTCTCAAACAAGGTATTCCTGGAGAAGAAATTGTTACCATTACTTTTACAAATGCAGCGGCAGAAGAAATTTCTGAAAGATTGGGCAACCCCAAAGGTGTGTTTATTGGTACCATTCATTCTCTTGCAAATACTTATTTGAGAATTGGCGGTGTTGATACCTCTAAAGTTTTGAATGACGAAAAATTTGATGACCTATTTAAGCTCATCAAAAAGAATCCTGAATGTGTTCAACACGTAACTCATTTGATTGTAGATGAGGCACAGGATTCTAATCCTCGTCAGTTTGAATTTCTATTAGACATGATTGCTCCTGATAATTATATGTTGATGGGTGATCATCGTCAGTCTATTTATAGATTTAATGGCGCGACCCCAGAATATATTCTGAATTTAATGGAAAGCCCCGAAGTTACTACTTATGAGCTAACTGAGAATTATCGTAATGCGCCGGAGATTCTGCAGTATGCCAAGAATGGTATTCGCACTCTCGGTAAGGATTATGAAGATTATTCCACTCCTATGAGTAAATTTCATGGAAGAGTTGTTGATGTTCCTTATTCTGGTGAAGGTATTGTAACTACAATTGAACGTTATGTTAATCGTGGCGATTGTGATTACAAGGATTGGTTTATTTTAACTCGAACTAATGCTGAGTTAGATGCAATCATGCAAGTATTAAATCGTCATAAAATTCCTGCTGATACCTTTAAGCGCGCACAGCTTGATAATAAGGGATTAAAAGAAAAAATGCGTGAGAATACTGTTAAAGTTTTGACCATTCATACAGCAAAAGGACTTGAAGCAGATAACGTCGTTGTTATTGGCGCCCGCTACAGAGATATTGAAGAAAAATGTGTTAACTATGTCGCAGCAACTCGTGCAAGAAAACTGTTGGTTTGGGCATATAAAACTAACAGTCGTAAACCTAAAACTGAATATTGGGGTGGTTAATATGGTTTTTTGTGGAAATTTCAGGGCAAGATATAGACAAATGATGAATGGTAACTCAGCTGATTTCAATGAAAGTGAAGTAATTGAACTTTTGCATCGTTTAGATTATTACAAAATAAATACTCTTATGGTACAATCTCATCCGCTTACATCAATCAATCGTAACTATTTTGTTTGTAAAGTAGATAAAGAAACTATTAGAGCTTATAAAAAAGAACAAGAAAATGAAATGAGGATTGTCTAATTTGACAATCCTCAAAAATTATGATATAATAAAAGAAAATGAAAGGAGCGTCCAGATGTATTTATTGCCAACCGATGAAGATATTGCTAGGCTTTACTGCTTTATAGATCCAGAAACTCATTTTATTCTTGCGGCACAAGAGGCGATAAATGAATTGACAAAAGATTCTATGCCATATTTTGATGAAATTGAAAATGATATTATTTCTATGAAGCGTGATATTAACGGCTTCAAAGTCTCTCGTCCGCGCTATTTAGAGCATAATCCAAATAGTGGTCATCTTAATTTTAAAGGATGGAGTTTTGAATACGTTCCTAATAAAAAAGATTTCCCAGATGGTCCTGGAGTTGAACATGCTTCTAGTTGGGATGAAATTTAAACAAGCTGGCATAAACTTTTATATTCATTTATACCGGTTTCTACTTATATATAGAGGTGAGAACAATGGCTTCTTTGAAGAATGAAATTGGAAATGAATATGGATATTTAACTGTTATCGCGCGAGCAGAAAATGATAAGAGTGGTCGCGCAAGATGGCTGTGTCAATGTAAGTGTGGCAATCAAGTAGAAGTGCTCGGCAAGTCTTTACGAAACGGAAACACAAAGTCTTGTGGATGTTTACAGCGCGAGCGCGCCGCCCAATCAAACATGGCGCGAGTTGGAAACATTATTGGCAAACGATTTGGTAAGCTCATAGTAATTGAAGAAATTGGTTTCTTTACACAT